CTATTATCAAAGAGCCAGACGCACAGACGCAGAGCCGATAATCCGTAGCCCTTGGGTGCGAGTTATCGGCTCTTTTGTTTTTTGGCGGGTATCAATCAAAGCTACCGCCTTATACGATGACTTTAGGAGGAACACGGCGGTTTCCATGGGGGGATCGTCGTGTTCATTTTGCTTTTTCACACTACCCATGATCTTCACCAGCTAAAAAAAGCGTAGTTCCCCCACCGGGGCAGTTTGGCTACGAACATGAAATATTTAAGTATGTAAAAAGAAATATATTTTCGTGCGTCCGTATAGCGTCATGCTGTACGGGCGCTTTTATATATCCTCACCTTGGGACAAGCTGTCCCAAAGCTGGCGGCCCCGGCTGTCGATCTCCGCCAGCCTCCGTTTGGATCTCCCACCCACAAAAATCTGAACGGAGGAAAATATAATGACTACTATCAATCTGAAAGACTATTACCCTTGGTACTTAACCAATGAGTATATCGAAGTCACCGATGAAGTGGCCGAGGCGCTCATGGCCAGCAAGCGGGCCGAGGCCGCCCATGCGGAGCGGGTGCGCTACAACAGGGCTTATTATTCCCTGGACTGTGATGACGGGATCGAATACTCCGCCTGTGTTCACGAGCCCAGCCCCCAGGAGCTCCTGGATCGCAAGGAGATGTTCTATCTGTTGTGGAACGCCCTTAACTCCCTGCCGGAAGTCCAGGGCCGCCGGGTGGACGCTTATCTGATCCTCGGCAAGACCTACCGCCAGATCGCCCGCGAGGAGGGCGTGGACAAGTGCGCTGTCCGCCGCTCTGTGAAAAGCGGCATTACGCACATGAAAAAATATTTGAGAAAAAATTTCTGATCTGCTATCTCCTTTTCGCCCTTTTTTCTGGAGGTATATGAGAGGAGGATTTCTCCCTCTCCGCAAAGAGGACGCGGGGGCCAACAGCCATAGCGCGGGGCCGGATCAATGTCCGGCTCTCCGAGCCGCCGCCCCTCTCTGCGGGGGAGCGCCGCCGCCGAGGATGCTGTCTTATGACGGGGCAAGAAAATGAGCGCGGCGCTCCCCTATATCTTTATGAAAAAGGGGAACGCTCTATGAACTACGATCCAGAATTGGCGGCCCTGCTCTCTCAGCCGTGGAGCGAGGGGGCCTGCCGGGGCTATGTGATCTCCGCGATGGAACGGTGCGGTTTCAAGCCCGCCGACATTCAGCAAGTGATGATGGAGCTCCACGAGATTTTCGACTATACCACACTGGAGGAGGCCCGCGCCTACTATGAGCGGAGCCCCTATTGACTTCTGGACAAAGTGTCCAGAGGCCATACCGTCAAGCGGCCAGCGCCCTATGTGGGTGCTGGCCGTTTCCTTTATCCATACTGTTTTCAGAGGGAGGTATTTTATGCAGGCACAGGTCAAATACGAAAGCGAGTTCAAAACTGCCGTTCTTGGTGATCGGACGATCACCGTCAAGAATGTTACCCCCATTTACCCGCCGCAGGAGCGGGACAAACGTGACCGTGAGATCGAGCGGCGGCTGTTTGATGTGTTTGTAAAGTATGCCGGGCGGCGGGGGTAGGCCGGAGTCATCCTTGTTGTATGGGGGCATCAGAGGTATAATATAGTTGTAGGTTGGCTCCCACTGATAGAAAGGGAGCTAATTATGGATAACAGAATTGACGCGATTTATGGGCGGCAGTCGATTGACAAAAAGGACAGTATCAGCATTGAAAGTCAGTTTGAATTTTGCCGTTACGAATTGAAAGGCGGTGAGGGCCGGGAGTACAAGGATAAAGGTTACTCCGGCAAGAACATTGAGCGCCCGGACTTCCAGAGGCTTTTGCAGGACATCAAGCTGGGGCTCATCAAGCGGGTGATCGTCTACAAGCTGGATCGGATCAGCCGCTCCATCGTGGACTTTGCAAAGCTCATGGAGCTGTTCAAGCAGTACAATGTGGAGTTTGTGTCCTGTACGGAAAAATTTGATACCTCTACCCCGATGGGCAGGGCGATGCTCAATATCTGTATCGTATTTGCCCAACTGGAACGGGAAAGCATCCAAATGCGTGTGCAGGACGCTTTTTATTCCCGGTGTACCAAAGGCTACTATATGCGGGGCCGAACGCCATACGGCTTTGATACCGAGCCCATCGTTATGGACGGGATCAAGACAAAGAAGCTGGTGGAAAACGCGGAAATGGATTTTGCCGAGCTGATGTTTCAAATGTACGCGGAGCCGGGCAATTCCTACGGCGATATAACCCGGTACTTTGTCAAACACTCCATTAAGGTCTATGACAAGGCGCTCCAGCGGGCCTTTATCTCCAAACTGCTGAGAAACCCCGTCTATGTCCAGGCAGATATGGACATCTACGAATACTTCAAGGCCCAGGGCGTGAAAATCGAAAGCACCCCGGAAATGTTCACAGGGGACAATAGCTGCTATCTCTACCAAGGGCGCGAGGGCGAGGAACAGATCCTTGTGATCGCCCCGCACCAGGGCCGCATTACTTCCCAGCTCTGGCTGACCGTCCAGCGCAAGCTGTCACAGAACACGTCTTTCCAGAATGGCCGCAAATGCCATAATACCTGGCTGGCCGGGAAAATCAAGTGTGGGCGCTGCGGTTATGCTTTGACTGCCCTGCGAGCTCAAAACGGTGTTACCTACCTGCGGTGCAAGCAGCGGGCGGATAACGGGAGCTGCGAGGGGGCCGGTACGCTGACGGCGCAAAGCATGGAGTCCTTTGTGTATGGCGAGATGGTGGAGAAAATGCGGAAGTATCACACGCTGAAAGGCGGCAAGGAACAGGGCTATAATCCAAAGCTGACCGCCGCCCGTGTTGCCCTGGCAAAGACGGAAAGCGAGATCGAGAAACTTCTGGACACTTTGTCCGGGGCCAATCCGCTGCTCCTGCAATACGCAAATAACCGGATCGAGGAGCTGGACACAGAACGACAAAAGCAGTTAAAGCTGGTAGCAGACCTTACCGCTAATTCCGTTTCGGACACGCAAATTGACTGTATCACGAATTACCTCAACGATTGGGAGTCCGTGAGTTTTGACGATAAGCGCAAGGTGGTGGATATTCTCATATCCCACATTGACGCGACCAGTGAGAGCGTTACAATCCACTGGAAAATCTAAAACCTTTTTCACTTGGCATTATGCCCTTGTAAAAAATAGTTTATTATGGCAGATATTGACGAAAAACGCAACGACGATTGATTCCTTTATTTAAGGGGAAAATGTCATTTCCAAAATAAAGACCACAATCAGTGCCGGACTGATTGTGGTCAAAAAGCATTATAAAAATGTGATATTGTTTATGCCTTAATTCGTTGCTGAATGGTAAAACACCCTTGACAAATCTCTTTCCAAAAGATCATTTTGATGGATTACGCCAAGAAGAACGGCTACCTACACCCGCAATATTTTGTAGATGACGGGATCAGCGGTACGACCTTTGAGCGTCCGGGCTTTCGGGAAATGGAGGCACTGATTGAAGCCGGGAAAGTATCAGCGGTTATCGTCAAGGACCTGTCCCGTTTCGGGCGTGAGCACGTGGAAACCAGCCGGTATTTAGAAATCATCTATCCAACTTTAGGTGTGAAATTTGTCGCCATTCAGGAGCGTGTGGACACCGAAACCGGCGAGGGCACGGAGATGATGCCATTCCACAACATTTTTAACGAGTGGTATGCAGCGCAGACCAGCAAGAAAGTGCGGGCTGTGTGGGCAATGAAAGCGGCCAACGGTAAAAGAAGCAACTTCCGGGTACCATACGGCTACAAGCGTGACGAGCTTGATAAAGAAAAGTGGCTTGTTGATGATGCTGCAGCCGAGGTAATACGAAGGATTTACCACCTTTGCCTTGAAGGAAAAGGTCCGGAGCAAATTGCGAGGCTTCTGCAAAAGGAGAAGGTTCTTACCCCTACCGCATATTACTATTCGGTCGGTTCTTCTTCCGCCAATCGCCCTATGCCGAGCGATCCGTATTTATGGAAGGACAGCACCATTGACGCCATCTTGAGCAATCGAAAATACACCGGCTGTATGGTTAATCTGAAAACGACCACCGTCAGTTATAAAGTGCACAAGCTGATACGCAAGCCGGAGGAGGAATGGAGCATCGTGCCGAACGCACAGGAAGCGATCATTGACGAAAACACTTGGCTCCGAGTGCAGGAGCTGCGCAAAAATAAGCGCCGCCCGACTGCGACGGGGAAAACAAGCCTGTTTTCCGGATTGGTTTTTTGTGCAGACTGCGGTTCAAAGCTCCACTTTTGTGCGGCTAAGAGTTTGAAAGCAAATCAGGAATTTTTTCGCTGTGCCAATTACAAGTCCGGTCGGGGAGAATGCACAATTCACTATGTCCGGAATGTCGCGCTGGAGCAAATCGTCTCAGTGGCGGTCAGCGATCTTGCGGATTTCGTCACCTGTCACGAATCATTCTTTCTGCAAATGATTGGAAAGCGACAATCCGCGGGAAAAGATCGGAATATCCGATTTGTTAAAACGGACATCGCTGCCGGAAAACACCGTATCGAGGAAATCGACCGGCTGATCGCCAAACTCTATGAGGATAATTTTGCGGGCAAGCTGTCTGACGAGCGTTATTCCCGTATGGCAGCAAAATACGAAAAAGAGCAGGCAGAGCTACTGCAATCCGTCAGCACGAAGGAAAAAGAGCTGGCCGAACTCGAACGGGAGAGCGTGGATATTCGACTTTTGCTGGCAGGACTCAGGGAATATTCCAGTATGGAAACACTTACGCCGGAGGTGGTCAATAAGATCATCAAGCGAATCGAGGTTCACAACAGTGAAACGGTGAACGGGCATAAGCGGGTGGGTATTGACATCTACTTTACCGGCGTCGGACTTGTAGACCTTGCAACCATAAAGGAGATGCTTGCTATCGCAGAATCGTCAAGGTCGTGATTCACCATAGAAAGAGAAAAGGCCGCAGCCTCCATAACAGAGGTTGCGACCAATCTCTCATAAGAAAATACTTCCTTATGAACGGAAACGGTTGATGCGCCTGGCTTTGCGCCAGACGCATCTATACCGGTAACTCTTTATGGTCGGAGTGTAATTATAGGATAATGTACAATAAGTTGCGCAAATTGAAAATCGCATAAAAGAAGACATAGCTTGCAGGCTCTGGTAGAATGAAGTTACCACACAAACATTCGAAAGGAGACAGCAAACTATGTCCGAGAAAATTGTACAGCTGAACGAGGAAATTATCAAGGGGCAGCTCAAAGAATTAGTTCGAGGAAGTGTAGAGGAAACCCTGAACGAGCTGCTGGAGAAGGAAGCAGAGTCCCTGACGCAGGCGGCGCGCTACGAGCGCAGCGAGGCCCGTCAGGGCTACCGCAGCGGTCACTATGACCGGAATCTCACCACGACCTCCGGCAACGTTACGCTCCACATGCCGTGGCTCAAGGGCATGTCTTTCGAGACCGCCATCATCGAGCGGTATCGCCGCCGGGAGAGCAGCGTGGAGGAGGCCCTCATCGAGATGTACCTGGCAGGCGTTTCCGTGCGCCG